CTCGTCCCAGTTCGGTCATGAGGGACGCGACTTCACTGGCAGCGAAACTTGTGGTCGCTCCAAGCTGCTTGGCACGATCAGTGAGCTTGGCAAACTCAGCATCGGTCGCCTGCGTGATCGCTCGAACCTGCCGCATGGCATCGTCGAACGACATGAAGATGGCAGTGCTGGCTGTGAGCGGAGCCGCCAACGCTGCACCGGCAGAAAAAACCTGTCGTCCAAGCATCCGCGCCGAGGCACCGAAGTCTTGCAGCTTTCGCTTCGCATCGGCCAGTCCGCGCAGAAACCGCGAGTTTCGCGTCGTCAGCTCAATGTAGGCAGCTCCGGCTTTGACTTGAGACATGGATCCTGCGTGGTATGGCCTTGGGCTTTCCGACCCATCACCCCGGCTAGCTGGCTAACGGTGACTGGGATCGGCCGGCTCGTTTTGGATAACAGTGGATTGAAGTCATTTGCTCGGAACGGTCGTGATCGACGCCGTCGATCGCGGTGGGTCTCTGCAAGGAGGGCCATCACGTGGCTGGCAATGTTCCATTCGTGCGACTGTCTTGCTTTGGCCATCAACACGAGATGCTTTAAGGTCAGAGGCCCTGGATCCACACCCACGATGCCCGCAAGCTTGTAGATCAGTTCCTCGACTTCTCCAGCGTTAAGTCGATCCTCAGTTGATCGATCAGTTGTTTCTCCAGCTCCGGGCTGTCCAGCTTGGCTTGGACCATCTCCATCGCCTTCGTTTGAACCACTGCGTATTTCGCCGCCGCTGATTTCAGCAGGCGGCGCCGGGGCTCCGGGAAGAAGGCCACCAGCGCTTCCAGTAGCGCGGTCGTGGCATCGGTGATCACATCGCCCGCAAGTCCCTCCCCAAACTGCTCATCGGTGATTTGCTGTTGATCTGCCTGCGGCTGGATGATCGCGTAGAGGACGTCGACAAGCAGTAAGACGTCGCTACTGAGTCGCTCGATCAAGTCTCCCTCGACGCATTCAAGCAGATTCACCCCAGTGACCGCTTTGACGCGGCGAATCGTCGACGTATCAATCTCAACGACCCAGACATTCGATTTGCGATCAACAAACTTTTGCATCCTGCTTCACTACTGCTGCGTGTGATTAGACCGTTGGTACATTTGAACCGGTTCCGGTTGTCGACTGAGTGGGTTTCAGCGTGACATCCGCCGAGATCACTTCCTCGAGATTTTGGTTGACGTTGAACTGCATCACCTCGCACGTGAGCGCCAGGGTTCCTCCGGCGTCGCTGATGCTGACGTTGCACGGATCGCCCGACATGAAAAGCCCCTGAAGCGTTGCGAAAGTCGTGTCAGAATCTTTGTTGAGAACCGTGAATTCGATCGAAGCATCTTTCAGTGTGCCGACCGTGGCACGCCAACCGTTGTTTGCGCGGGTGGAGGCATCAGCCTCTGCTTTCTCAAGAGAAACCGTCAGATCTTTGCAGTTGGTGATCTCGGCTCCGTCGATCGTGAGCGTTGCATCGAGACCAAGTTTGACTTCTGGCATCTCTGGTATCCTCCCTAATGTTTCGTAACGCCGTTACCGGACTGAGTTGTGCCAAAAAGTCGGCAGTCTGGAGCGATTGATGTTGAGTGCTGGTTTCATGAATGGCCGCTTGGGGTAACGACTTGGGCCGGTTGACCCACGTCGCTCGTTTTCTGCCTCGATCAACCGGGTTGCTCTGGCAGCCTGTGCGGCGCTCGTGAGCCGGACCCTTGTAAATTTCGTGGTGTACCCCGGCTGCTTGACGCGAATCGGACCAAACTCTCCCACACGAAAACGGTGACGTTTGACAAGCCGTCGTTTCTTGGAGACTCCGCCATGTTCGTGTAGGTTCCAAATCCTGCCTGCGATCTCATTGACCGGCCCGATGACTACATCGGGTTTTGATTTGTTGACCTCGTATCGAATCGATCGCTTGAGGCTGCCGGTTTGGGTATGTGGAGGTGATCCTGGCTGTGAGGACTTCTTGCGTCTGCGAATGCTGCGACGTGCGGTCAGCCGGATTGCTGCCCCAGCGTGACCAAGTGAACGGAAGTTGGCTTGGTGACTCTTTTGCTTCAGTTTGGCGGAGTCGAATTTTGTCTTGGCTGTCACCGCGATCATTTGGCCAGCTCAAAGGTCATGGTCAGCAGGCTTGTGAATTGCCTGAGTTGCTCCCAGTGCTCGGTTGAATAGAGCACGCTGTTTTCCACCTCGATGCACCGCGCTGCCACGAGTGAGTCGAGACGCTTCAATCGAAAGGTGTCCGCGATTTCTTCGACCAGACCGACGAGCGGATCGATCTCGACGTTGTCTCCATCTGAGAACTTCTTCTGCACAGCGATGTCGATCTTGCCGTGATAACGACTTAGTGACCGGTCCATCGGCAGGAATTGCACTTCCCGTGGTACGACGCTCACCCTCAACTCCTTCATATCCTCCAAATCAAAATTGGGCACATAAAGTCGCTCCGCCTCAAACGTTTGAGACAGCGTGGCAGCGTTTAGCTGAGCGGTCACGCTATCGGCAATTTGGAGGATGGTGGTCATGGACTAATCGTGTCGATTTGTTTGGTGTGGATGCGAAGCTTCAGGCGGAACGGGTCACTAAATCGCCAAGGCGGCTCGCCGCCCAGCGACATGACTTCGTAAACAATCGTGTTCTCCCCATCACTTTGATGGATGCGGTCTCCACGGCGGGGCAGTGATCCAATGCTTGATGAGACCAGGTCGGATGTATCGATCAGGAAGTCGCGAACTTGCGATCGCGTGATGATTCCTTCGCCGTCGTCTTGCTGGTAGGTCGATCTGCCGATCGTGGCCTGTAGTTCTGCCTCGGCTGAATCCCGCTTATAAGTCACGCTCTGTGACGCATGGGTCTTCAGTTTCCCAGCGAGCCAGTTCTGTCCAATCCTGAGCAGATCCGTCATCTGCTATTTCTTAACTGGTGCTGATTGGGCCTGCGTTTCTGATAACTGTCGCAGCAGAGCGATCAATTCGTCGAATGTTTCCTGGTCGAGCAGTAGTGGTTTGCCGGCTGCCTGTCTCTTTTCTCGGATGAAGCGAAAGCCCCAGATGACCAGCGCGATCACGGCAGGAATGGAGAATCCGGCCATCAGCAATCCCAGCACCGCTGACCATGGAAAGATGGACGCAGGCACCGCAACAGGAACTGGCTCCGGTGGAATATTGGGATCGATGAGAGGGAAAGGTGTCTTGGGTGGCGGTCGAAAGGGATCGGTGCGCGGTACCGGTTGCCATGGAGGAGCAGATTGTCCGATTAGACCGCTCGGTTCCGACTCGTGAATCGTTTGTAGCCTTGCGATGTAGCGACGGATGGCGTCACTGATCCCGCGGGCCAAACGCTCCGGGTCACCTTGATAAACCTTCTGGAACACGACCGTAGCCGGGTCTCCATAGATTTCACTTCGTGGTGGCTGAATGATGATGGTCGGGTAGGCGGTGATCTTGACCTTTTCCCAGCGAAACTTCTGGCTCTCGTCATCCTTGTCGTAGACCTTATAGTGCGCCCACGATCTTTTCGAATCGCTGGGATTCGCAAGTGCAAGCAGCCACTCGTTGGTTGCCCAGTCTCGCTTGAGCTTCTCGCAAGGGGCGCAGCCCTTCATTGTGAGCACGCTGATGAACCACTTGTCAGCGTCACTTTCTGGTGGGCTCATCGCCGCGACAAAGGCATCAGCGTTCTCTGCCCCGGCGGCGTGAGTGCCCACGTACTGGACGGTGTCACCGAGTCGCATCACTTCCGCGTGGTCGACTTCCGGTCGATTGCTTTGTGCCAGGGCGGCGCTGCTTAGGGAGCCAATCGTGAGGATTGCCAGAAAGAGAGAACGCATTGTCAAATCCTTTTGCCTCAAATGTGTCACCACCACTGGAAGTACTGGGGCCGCTCGGGATGCGGCGGGTAGTCGAGAATCACGACCCACTGACCGCTGGCCAGATGGAGCCGCCTGAACGACGCTTCGTCATAAGCATCGATTCTTGTCGGGGAATTGTTGTTGCAGACGTACCAGGTGCCCGTCTCGGGCTCGTATCCCATGAGCGTTTGGAAGTGAGCGCGGCCTGCTCCGATCGCCGTTCCACGCCCAGTTTCGGCAGCCCACTTCATCCAGTCCCAGGTATTGGAACCAGTGATGTTGAAAGCGCGGATTCCACGGCGATGGCAGTAAGCCGAAACACGAGACGGTCCAGAGCCGCCACGTTCCCGCGGTCCATACTCGGTGTCCCAGAGCAAAGTCGCAGCCTCAGGGACGTTCTGGTCAACGCCACACATCCCGATCGAACACTGCACGCAGGAGCCATCGGGGTTACGAAACCAGTTGCGAATGTCTCGAGGTAAATCGACCGCGAGCCTGTCGTCGGGACAATCGACCGATTGGCCACTGGAGATTTCGGCACCAGCAGTCAACAAGATCGCCAGCGCAAACATCGTGGACTTCACGCTTTTTCTTCCTTGTCGCACGCGGGAATCACTTCGCCGGACAGGCACCTGTCGCACACTTCGTTGTTTTCAATAGGCTGGCTCGGCAATGGCAGTAACACGCCGGCCTGCACTCACACACAGGGCCACAGCCACATCGATGCTGGCCAATATTTCTGACAAAGCGAACCGGTGTGCGAGCCAGTCGTAGGGGAACGTGAGCAACGGTTCGCAAGCGGTACCCACACCGGCCATGAGCCTGCACATTGCAAGGCATCATCCAACAGGCAACCGACACGATCACGGCGGCTGTCCACAGAGAACGCTTCATCGGATTTCCTCTTGAGGGGGGGTGTGGACGGGATTACTGGCTGAGACGAACACGTACCAGTGTCACGCCCGATCCGGCAGCTTCGGTTGCTTTTCCGATCAGCTTGTTCCCTGAGGCAGCGATTAAGGCAAGCGAGTTCACTGAGTCCCAATAGACTTTTGCACCCGCTGAGATCGTCGCGCCTGAGTCCTTCACAAAGTCGAAGACCCCATCAACCGTGATGGTTCCAAGCTCGCCTGTTGAGACATCAGCGGTGGCGATGCCAACAAGATCGCCTTGAACCACCACATCGCCTCGTGAGATGTCACTGGCCGCGAGAAACTCAACACCCTCGCCGGCCTGCACATAAGTCGCTTGCATTAATCGTTACCCACTCGAGGAATAGAAGTCCGTTTCATGTCTCAGGCTGGCTCTTAGGCCTCACCCTTGGCTTTCACACCGCCACGTGGATCTTGCAGAGCCACACCGAAGTCGTGATAGCCACGCATTTGCACACCTAGCACGTTGAAGTCGGCATCAGCGGTCTCGATCGTTGGCGACTCTTGGCCGTTGAGGAACGCGACCTCGATGACTGGCAGATCACTTGGCTCTGCAAGCAGATACCACGCTTTGCTGGAGTTGCCGGTGTATGCGGCGTTATTCAGGTAACGACTCACTTCCACACGGAACTTGCCCTGATGTGGGTTGGTGACCGGGTACTTGGTGTTCGCCGTGGTATCCCGGAGCTCCAGCGATTTGAATAACTGCGACCCAACCGCGGAGAGTGCCGTCGGAACCAGCATCATCGCCGGCATGATTCCCAGAGGCTTACCATCCCCGTCGACCTGATCCATGAACGCGACCTCGGCATCGGTCAGTCCATCAATCGTGAGTGCCGTCGATGCACCGGTTAGGTAGTTACTATTGGCCGTCTTGAAGAAATCGCTGTTAGCAAGGAACGTCGTCCAGAAGACGTCGTTGATCTTCAATCCACTACCGCGACCGAGCTTTCGAGGAACGGCTGTGATCGCCCCAAGATCATCGTTGATGATGTCGGTACGGTCGACCGAAAGCATCAAGCCGTAGGTGTCGGCTTTATTGCTATATCGCTCTTCGCCAAGCGTGCCATGCTTGAGTTCGCCGCCAGGTGCGACGCGCTCATACTGGTCTTTGCCGACGAGCCGGTAGCTGGTGACGGTCTTGAAGTCACTCACATTACGGGTCGCGGATATATTTCGCCAGGTTCGCTCTACACTGAAGAAACCGTCCAGCAGGAATTTGTTAGCGACGTTCGAAAGAATGCCACCAATATCGATTCCCGACCAGCCAGCTTCGATCGATCCACCGAACGCTGCCTGCATCGCTTCACGGCTGTTACGGAAGTTGCGTCCGGTGTAGCCATTGGCCCAGGCCGCTTCGAGGATGAGCTCCTGCAGCCCGATGCCGCCACGGAACTTGCGTGCCGCCGCATCAAGTGTTTTTTCTTCGTAAAGCGAGTCAAGGTCCTCGAGCTTGGCGGTCATCATGCAAGCCGCCTCGAGGACGTTGCCCGAGACAGAGTGATCTGCGGCATGAATGGCTGGTGTGCTCGGCCGATCGTTGCGCAGCACCTCCAGTTCGGTACGCTGCGCCGTCCATCCCTCGCGGATCGATTGGGCTTCGATCCCGTCATGGCAACCGTTGCAGATTCGCCGCACCTGTGCGATTCGTTCTACTTCCGCAGCGGCAGCCGCGCGAATGGACAAAACCGAATCCCCAGCGGTTGGCTCGACGATGTTGGTTTCGACTGGAGCTGATGCGATCACAGTATCCAGTTCCGGTGTTGGTGGATCATCTAAGGCTTCGATTTCGGACTCCAACACTTGAGATTCATCTGCCACGTTTGGTTCTCCTTCGAGACTTGAATGACTTGCGGAAACGCTGGCACTGGTGGCTCCGTCCGCTCCGAGATCCACAAAACTGATTTCACCGAGCGTCGATCGGCGTACGATGTTCACCGGTCCGCTGACGCTTTGGCCGTTAACGATCGCGTCGCTCTCTGATTTGATAAACTCGACTTCCTCAGCGCTAGCACCAATGGATGCTTGCCAAGGGAATCCGTTCTTGCTCGAAGCGACCACTTCGCGAGCCGCCGGCGTATCTCGGGAGATCACACCACTGGCAACTAGCTGACCTGCTTCCACACGGATGGAATCGGTGTGACCCACGCCAGAGAGTGCATCATGGGCAAAGCGGATGGGCCGTGATTGAGAGGGGACAGACATCCCGCTCAGATCCACCACAAGCGGGTAACGCCAACCGGCAATCCGCATTGGCTGTCCTGTGTAGGCGACCATCTCAAAGCGTGGCAGCGATGAGTTCGCATCGTCGCCAGCGGTCGCAGTAATTTTGAGTTCACCAGATGTGTTGAACTGAACATGGGAGCCAGCCGCTTTGACCTCTTCTTCGATCGATCCCGTGTCGTCACTCATCGTCAGCCTCCTCCTGATCAAGAATCGCAAACGCTTGATCTTCAGAAGAAAGACCGAGGTCGCGCATCATGGCGACCTCTTTTGCTCGCTGCTGGAGCTGAGATTCCCAATCTTGGCCGCGTCTTGAGTATTCATCCGCGAGCGTCGTGGTGTGACTGGTAAGACGCGTGGCCTGAGCGTTGGCCTCTTTGGCGGGATCGACATGCTCATGCCCATCCCAAAACCATTGGTGTGTCCAGGAGGCAATGGCACCGATACCTTCGGGCAGCATGCCCGGTATGAGTGAAGCTTCATCGAGCCATGCGGAAAGGATCCGATCAAGGACGACAACTTCGGCGTGAGCCTGATCAATGCGGATCGATTTGTAGTAGGTCTGGTGGTCGAGACGACCCGAGGCATAGTTGTACCCGGCAGAATTCCCAGCAGCGACATTGAAGGGCATGTTCAAACATCGTGCGATTTCGTTGAGGATTTCTTTCTTAAACTCTGCGTAAGTCGTGGCTGGTTGCTCCGCTTGTAGTTGGCTCATCTTCCAGCCGCCAGGCATCGTGAGCAGCATCCGTTTTTCAAGCTCGATTGGCTCGAAGGGTTCAGCAGAGTCGGCCTCACCACCAGCCGGCGCATCGGTGTAAAGAATTCCGGCAAAGTCTGCGGCCGTCTCGGCTGCTGCTAACACGGCGAGAGTGAACCTTCGCAGTTGGGCGAATAGCGGCAGGGCCGGTGTGATGTCGGGGATGCCTCGAGACTGACCGGCACGATCGGTTCGATACCAGTGAATCATTGATGCAGCCGGAACTTTGTCGTACTGGTATCCGGCACCGTAGCCGTTATCACCAGGGTGCCGACGAAGAAGGTGATACTCACGTGGGTTGCCGTGTGAATCGAACAAAATCCCATCGACGCTTGTGTTCACACCGACCTCAATGGCGGGAGATGCGATTTGATCAGCTTCGATCACTCGCAAATCGAGCTGAATACCTGACTGGATCTTGGGGTTACTGGTTAGCATCGCGAACGATTCGCCATCGACCGCACGGGCCAGCCGCATGGTTCGCAGCTTCTCGGCGAGATTGATCGTGCGTGACCATTGCTGAAATTCGCGTTCGATGCGGCGATTGGCTTCGGAATCCGCCGTTTGCAGCTGTAACCTCGGGCCTGTTCCGATGCAGTCATTGGCCAGCGTGAGTGTGATCCCTCTTGCGTAACTGTTGTTGGCGACTTCGTAGCGGGAACGATTGCGAAGCGTGCGGCGAACCTGGGCACTCTGGGCAGCGTTCGCCGAAAGACCATCACTTTTAGCCCAGTGGCGACGATTATCGTCCGTGGTGGTCGCAGCGTCATAGCGTGCGGCCAGTCGATGAAAGAAATGAGGCTGTCGGGCCGAGCTTCCACCGGAGGTGCGAATTAGACTTCGCTTCCCGCTGCTCAACATCCGTGACAAAGTTTTCAGCATCCCGCCTTGTTTCCGTTCGTTGCTACCCGACAGCCCCACGTAAAGAGAAGAAAGTGAGCTTAAACCGTTCCCGGGGGAACCAGCTTGTTGAAACGCAGACCGCGCGACTTATGACTCACGGCATCCTTGGATGCGAGGTGCTTATCGGCGACAATCTGCTCGGACAACTTGTGTTGCTCGATCGACCCAGCATCACCCGAGGCCTTCGCTGGTGCTTTGGCGTTTTCTTCAATCGTTTTTTGTAGATCGCCGCTCATTCTTGACCCGTCTTGGTTGCCTCTACCTATTTAAGAAAGCGAGTCACACGAGTTTTGGTTGGGTATAAAGAAAAAAAACCAGAAATCACCGAAGCTTCTACCTCCAGAGTTCACACTACTGATCACGACGCTTCTGTTTCTGAAGTTCATTGAAGCTTAGGCGAGGACTTTGCCGAGCAGACGGGATGTCGGTTCCAAACAGCAATGCCCCTTGCATCGATGCGCCAACTGCACATCCAACGAGACAATCGAGCCAGTGGTTATCTGGTTGCTCTGGGCGAGCTTTCCATTCGTCGACAGTTCGGCCACGGCCTTCGGTGCGAATGAAGTATTCTGCGGTGACTTGTTCGGCGAACATGCGGTGTGCATCCGGCCGATCGCCAAAGATGGACAGACAGCCACGATCGCCCATGGCGACACCGAGACGAGCGTGGGTAAAAGACTTCCACCAGTTGGTGTCATAGATCACGTGGCGAATCGCACGTTTGCCACGAATGCTCGGCACACGCCAGTTCAGGCCAACACGATCCCCTGGTCGGCGTTTGTATTCGCTGAATGGAATCGTCGAAGCACCAACGAATCGGCCGTGAGATGGCAATAGAATCGCCGAGTGCGGACTTTGGCGGCAGAACTGGTAAACCACGTTGGTTGAATGTCCCCAGTTGGCGTCGATCAGACAGCGACCAATCTTCATTGCTGCACCATCGTCACGCTGCCACTCTCGTCCAAGAAGATCGTTTGTTAACGCTTCCAAGCCAGCGTAAATCGATCCTTCGAGTCCGGATCCAGCAGCCGCACCGGCGAGAGTGTGCCGGGAATCACGCAGGGTGAAGTAGCCCCGCTTCTGATCGGGGTAAGTGCCGTAGTCAACGACGTAGCCCGTGAAGTCATCCTCCCAAGCCACCACGACGTAGAACAGTAGTTTCTGCTGGATATCGATAAACGCGCTGAGGTGATTCGCAGCCATAGGGACCGTACATCGCTCGATGCGGTTGATCTTGGCGGCGACCTGCTCGGCAGTGAGTTGGTCTTCATCGACACGTTCTTCGGGGAGAGGCTCGTTCTGATACTCAGCGAAAAACGCAGCTTCGTCTTGCAGCTTGAGATTCATTGCATGCTGAATCGCCGAAAGCTCGTCGTGGTTGAATCGGTCTTTCCACGAAACATCAGAGCCTTCGTCCATCGCGGTGCGGTTTTGACGATAGAACTCGGTTCCTGCCGCTCCGCCATCGCCAGTTCGCAGCCCTTCGGCGCGGATCTCGGCGTATCGGGTCCAAAGGGTTTCGTTGGTCGGGAATGAATTCACCATCCGCGTCCGCTCGCCGTTCCATTCCGGGTGCTTGTCACGATCGAGGATGTTGTCGGCCATGTCGCCTGGCCGAATAACGGTGCACGGCATGATGCCGGAGATCTTCTTGCCCGGACCCGCTAATCCCAAAACCGCACCAGCAAGGATCGCCTCGCGGTTGGCACACTGGGAAAGCGAACGAGCAGATTCATCGGTCTGGGGATCGTCGAGGACAACCAGACTCGGCCGGACTGTTCGCCCATCAGGCCGTTTGAATTTCATCCCACGGATACGTCCAGTCAGACCCGCAACCTTGATGATCGCGCCGCTTGATGCACTCTCTTTGACCGTCGGCAGCACGATCTCTTTCGCGGTCCATCCAATTTGAGTTCGTTGCCCTTGGTACAGCTGCCCGTTGGCGCGGTTGGAGATCCCGTCAAGTGCCTGGATCGGAAAACAAACCTCGGGAAAGTCAGCCAGCAGGTGTTCGTTGCTGTCGAGTTCTGTCTTGATCGAATCGAGCATGTCGCAGGCATGGCCCTCATCACTACCGATCAGGCAAACGAACTCTCGATGGCCGTAAAGCACGGCCCAGATACAAGCAATCTCGGCAATGGAGGACTTGCCGGACCCTCGTGCCATCGCGAGTGCAAACAATCCGCCATCGACCACAGCACGCTGGATCTTATCGATGACTTTCAAGTGGTCCGCGGACCAAGCAAGGTGGAAAGTCAGAGGGAAATAGCTTTCGCAGAAGTAGCGAAAATCACGCGAAGCTTGATCTTTCCGGTCTGGGTTGGCGACCTCTGGCATTTCCCCGATGTCGCGACCGGCGAGTGCCAGGGCCGCATTGCGGGCTCGAGCTGACTCTTTCATCCGCTCATACGGATCACCCTCAGACACCGCTTTCGGCGCGTGACGCGTTTCGTGCAGCCACGCGCAGTAGCGAAGCAGGTCGACGTTACTTCCTTGACCGATTCGATTACCGGCACGCTGCCTGTGCCGATAAATCTGTCGCTCACTGGTCACCTCTCCTAGTGGCGTTGAATTCAGCAACCGGCACAATTCACCGGGACGCATCTTGCGGGGGTCAGTTGCCACGGCCCATCTCCTTGATCTGCCACGCGGTATAGTGAGCCAGATTGATGGTTCGGTCAGAATTCACTGGCGCACCGTTATCGACATCCGACTTAATCTTTTCAGAATCGATCTGTTTTCCGTATGCGGCTGAAAGCAACTTCGCCAGCTGCTCGGCCGAAAGCTGGGTCGGATCGACCGACTGGTTCTCGCTCATTGAAAGGCCTCCCTACCTCTTTTGAGAACTTCTGGGATAACTTGCCAGAGTTAACTTGCTTTGGTTCGCCACGCATGGCTCTGTGTGTCATATGCGAACAACAATCCGGCCCACACAGAAACCAGAGCCATGACTAACACGCAAAAAACCACCGACCTCCGCCAGGTTCTTTCCAATCTCGACGCCGACAAGTACCAGCGGATTCGACAGGCTTACTACCAAGCGATGGACGGCCTTTACGAATTGGCCGAATCCCTCGAGGCTGCCGACACCAAGGCAAAGCCCACCGGCGGCCCGCTTCTTGAAGAGCACCTGATCGCCGTAGAAGCGATCGAAGCGATTCGCAAGAGCAACCTTGGCGAGATCCTGTAGAAGAATCAGCGACCACACCCAGACGCCGGTAAGAAACTGCCGGCATTCTCCCGTTATGGCCACACCCTTGCCCACTGTCGCGTCCTGTTGCAGTGCTAGACCGTTTTGACGACTACTGCACAGACGCCGACACGATCGAACACGTGGCGATTTGCCTCTCATCGCATCGCTTCCTCACGCTTACCGATCGGGATCGGCGACTGGCCGGTTCGCTCGAGCACAGCCGGCTTGCCAGTGAAGCGTTGGTATCGATCAACGATCACGTCACAGTAAGGAGCGTCCAGTTCCATCAGGAACGCACGTCGCCCGGTCTGCTCGGCGCCGATCAATGTTGAGCCGCTGCCACCAAAGAGATCCAGCACGTTTTCGCCTTTAAGAGACGAGTTCTGCATCGCAATGACAGCGAGTTCGGCCGGCTTGCCCGTGAGATGTTCAAGCTGCTGCGGCGGGATCTTTTTCACGTGCCACAGGTCGGTCGCGTTGTTAGGGCCGAAGAACTTGTGACCAGCCCCTTCCTTCCATCCGTAGAATGCCCACTCGTGAGCGCCCATGTAGTCTTTTCGCGTCAAAACCGGATGCATTTTGTCCCAGATAATGGCCTGCGAAAAATAGAGGCCACACGAGGAAAGGACCGGTGGATAGTTTTGAATGTTCGAAAAGCCTCCCCAGATATAGAAGCTACGACCGGGCTCCAGCACGCGTGCGATGTTGCCAAACCACGCACCAAGTAAGCGATCAAATTCCTCGTCAGAAACGAAGTCGTTAGTGAGAGGCCGATCTTTGGCTCGCATCTTCTGCGACGTACTGGACTTCTTTCCGGTGCCGGCAAACGAGCTGTTCCCCGCGGCGATTGCGTTTTTGCTTCGTGGCTCTACCTTCACGTTGTACGGGGGATCGGTATTCACAAGATGGATCGCCGCACCATCAAGCAGGCGGTCCACATCTTCCGGTTTGGACGAGTCGCCACAGAGCAGGCGATGCTCGCCGAGGATCCAAAGATCACCCGGCTGTGTAACGGGATCGTCCGGCGGCTCCGGGACATCGTCGGGATCGGTGAGGCCAGCTTGCATGTCTGGCTCGAGTAGTTTTGCCAGCTCATCGCCGTTGAACCCAAGCAGCTCACAATCGAAACCGCTAGATTGCAGGTCGCCAATTTCAATCGGCAACAGTTCGTAGTCCCACTGAGCGTTTTCGCCGGTTCGGTTATCAGCGATGCGGTAAGCCTTGATCGCATCGGGCGACAGATCCGTGGCGATGTGCACCGGCACTTTCTCAAGGCCAAGCTTTGTCGCGGCCTGCCACCTGGTGTGACCAACAATGATCACACCATCGGCGTCGACCACAATCGGCTGCCGGAAACCGAATTCGTTGATACTCTGAACGACCGGGTCTACCGCGGCATCGTTGATACGGGGGTTGTTTTCGTACGGCTTGATTCGATCAAGCGACCACATTTCGACCTGCATGCGTAAAGCCCTTCCAAGGCGAGTAGAGAAACGGAAGGGGTTCGGTCGGTGGTTGGGTGGTTGGGTGGGTGTGCGGTTGGCTGGGTTACTGTTTCTTTTCAACAGTTTGAATGTCCATTCGGACTCAAACAAACTCTGACTGACAATGCTGCTGTTCCCGTGGGCCTGATATCACGACATACGCCGGGAAGTACCTAATCTTTTTCTGGAGGATGCCATTGCGGCACTTTGGTCCGTTGCGTCGGGCACGTTCGTCACTGGGACAGATTTCACTGGGACACATCGGTGGGATTCGATCACACATCGCACATCAGTGGGACGGCCCCCTATAGGGGCCTAGTCCCACTGGTGTGCTCAGCACTGGGACAGACGTTTTGTCCCACTGAGTCCCAGTGGTCCCAGTGAACCTATCTTAACAGTGGGAAACAGTGGGACTGCCTTGTCCCACTGATTCGCTTGCCGCACTGGGAATCACTGGGACAGCTCGGTCCCACTGATGATGAAGCCCTCATATTTTTGTCCATTCGCCTTTGTGATCTCACGATTTTGTGCCAGTCCATCATCAATGAGCTCCTCGATTAGGTCCTTGAATCGGCTACCGCTTATGCCGGCAGCTTCACGAATCACACGACTAGTCTCGCCGGTCGGAAATTCGGTTAACGAATGAAGTAGCGCCGCTCGCTCTTTCTGGTGTTTGCGTTCTGCACGGGATTCCTTGCGTTGCTCGTTGCGCTGCTCCTCATGGGCGTCACGGTGCTGATAGGCTTCGCTGGCTTCCAGAGTTGTCACGTCCCAACGCCGTCCGCCAGGTTCGTCACGCACGCCCTCATCAACGTCGATGCCCCACAAACCGCTGTGGCCGGCAGAGCCGCCCACGCCCATCCAGAGCTCGTGATGACCGCCTTGATCGGGGTCGTATTTGACTCTGCGGTTGAGCAAGATCCACTGCCGCACGAACTCCTGAAACCCCGCCCATGCGATGTTTTCCAGCTCAGCGGGCTCGTAGGGCTCTGCGACACTCTTTTTCAGGTGGTGGCATAGCAGCGGTGTGCATCCGGTTTTTTGGGCCAATTCACCGAGTGATTTGAGCAACGCGCCAACGATGAACAGATTGCCGGCGTCGTTTCCGATTCCCAACATCATCAGGTAGGTGGGATCGAGGATCAGCACTTCCAGCTCGTGCTTTTCAATCATCTTCCCGAGCGCTTCGATATGTGTCTGGTCGCCGAGCTGGGGCACATCGAAACACCAGACAAGATTCGAGCATGCCGATAATTGCAAACCTTTGGCCTTGGCAACACGCCTGGCCGTCTCTTGCAGCGTTGCCGCACCCGACTCCCCCGACATGATCCCGACACGGGTCGCCAGGGGCACGTCGAAACGACCGAGGAATTCACAACCTTCCGAGAGTGACAGCGCCAGGTCGACGCTGATGTTGGTTTTAAGAGTCTTTTTGGGTCCAGCAACCACCCCAGGTTGGCCCCGTACGAGAACACCGTTGACCAGGTAATTCAATTCGTAGGTTTCAGCATCAAGCTGAGCCGATGTGATCGGTTGAAAAAGAGATTCACCGGGTTGCTTGATGAATTGCTCCCAGTGATTCTCCATCAACGCGACGGTGATGTCGTCCGGCCGATACCGAGAAATGCTCTCTGCGATTCTTTCTACTTCGCGAGTATCGACAGGCGGATTGCAACGCAGACGATTGGTCGCCTCTAGGGCCGCGGCGATCTCCTGTCGCGACATACCAGACCGACGCATCACACCAGCAAGTCTTGCAAGCGTTGCGTTACGCTGGCCGCTGGGGATTGGATTGGCCTCACCGCCGGTGCACGCATCACGATCACCTGAAACCGAATTGTTGGAGGCAACACGTTGTTGCAGCTGTTCGATCAACCACGATGGAGCCTCAGGTAATTCGCTCGGTACCACATCAAGCTCCATGCCTTTGGCCCAGCGATAGCGGCGATTACCCTCAAGAACCGATGGTGGCGCGACGACATAGCCGCCATCGGCGCGAGTATCGACCTTTTCGGCGAGCATCCCGGCGGTGTTACGAAACGCCTCGCCGCCCGGCGGTCTAAAAAAGTACTGTTGTCCTTCTCTGGCAGTGAGAGAGAGTGGTGCCATCGCAAGGTCAAGCAATCGATCTTCCTCATTTTCAAGCCACTTTGATCCGTGATCGACATCAATCACTAACAAGCCTTCCGTGGCGATTCCGACATTCGCGTTGGGTCGCTGCGTCCACCAGAGATCGACTTGGTCAAGATCGGTGGTGGCATCTAGACAACCGTTGCCGCACAAAGGCTCTTTACGTCCCGGCACACAGGGAAATACGGGGTAACCGAGATCTGCATAACGCATGGCAGATTCATGGAGCGAGATGGTCAACTTGGGTTGCTCCTTAAAAGGGGACTTCCTGGTCAAGATCAAGTGATGCCTCAACAAGTTCTGACATCGTTCCAAGTTCGTGTCGGGTGATTTGGTCGTAGGGTTGGCCAGCGATGGATCGGACGGTGATTCGTTCGGTGTAGGCGAGTCCACCGCTTTCCGCGATGGATACGGCATCTTCGGCTGAGTCGGGAAACGGCAACGAGGTTCGGGCATACCACCAAGCCTGGGCTTTGGTGCGCGCGTAGCCATGGTGTTCGACACAGATGTACTCACGGACCCAGTGTGCAATCCCGACCTGATAGGAGACCTGCATAGTACGCGGGTCCAATTCGTCGGCATTACGCTTTGTGTGGACGCGGTATGCCACGTCTTGAACCTCGTATTCGTTGATGGTGATATCGGTGGAGAGAATCCCACCGCCGGCCGCTTGTGCTTCGTGGCGAGTTTCGAGCTCGGTTTGAAATTCGTGCCCACATGTCGGGCAATTCGAGTAGCCACCAGCGATCAAGCTGCGGCATCTCGGGCACTCTTTGGCGACGGGTGAGCCGCCTGAGTATTGCTTCTCTTTGGGTGCGATTCGATCGACCGGTCCGTGAAGCAGCACGTTGCCCGCGAAATCAAGAATCAGGCAATCCTGCTTGTTGGGATGCAGCCGGAAACCTCGGCCGACCATCTGGTAGAACAGGCCTGACGACATAGTAGGCCTAAGCAAGGCGACGCAATCAATGTTGGGAGCGTCGAAGCCCGTGGTCAGGACATTGACGTTGACTAGATACTTCAGCTCGCGACTGCGAAACGCCTGAAGAAGTCGATGCCGCTCTTCACTGCGAGTTTCTCCGGTAATGGCTTCGCAGTCCACTCCAAGGCCGACTCGCATGGCTGTGAGAATCGCCCGGGCATGGTCAACACCGGCGGCAAAGATCAAGCATGATTGGCGATCACCGGTCGCGTCCACGATCTCACGGCAAGCCGAGTCAACCAGCTGTTTGGTGTTCATCAAGGATTCAGCTTCCGCTGCGACGAACTCGCCGCCGCGGACGTGGAGATGAGTCGTGTCAGCTTTTGACGCACCCGCTTTTGCTACCGGCCGGCACAGATAGCCATCTCGAATCAATTCAAGCACGCCGACTTCGAAGCATGTGCTGTGAAGGGGGCCATCATCATTACAGATTGAACCGCTATCGAGTCGGTACGGAGTGGCAGTGAAACCGATCACGCGCAACAGCGGGTTGATCGCCTGGGCATCTTCGAGAAATCGACGATAGATGCCATTTCCTGATGCAGGGATCAGGTGACACTCGTCAACCAATACCAAATCAAAATGCCCCAGTTCAGCCGCTCGCTTATAAACAGACTGGATCCCCGCAATGAGAATATCGCCGGCAGTGTCTCGCGACCCAAGACCAGCAGAATAGACACCAACATTCAGGTCCGGTGCGATCGATTGCAGTTTATCTGCGGCTTGAGAGAGTAGTTCTTTCACATGGGCAAGGATTAACACTCGGCCCGACCAGCGAGTGACTGCATCACGACAGATGGTTGCAATGACCGGCGTTTTGCCACCCGCGGTAGGAATGACCACCACCGGATTGTCACCACGGGTGCGCAAGTGATCGTAGACCGCATCGACGGCGGCTTGTTGGTATCGGCGTAGCTTCATGCCTAAGATTTCAGTCCGTTTAAGATTTCTGTCAGCCGAGTTAGATCGTCCAAACGCAGCACGACGACCCACGGTCTGTGGTTGCTGCGATGCAGGACGAGCGGGAGTCTTTCACCCGCATCCACGATCGATTGATCGAGCGCCTTGTAGAGGCTTAGCCGCTCGGAGCGTTTGACCTCGATGTGCAGATCATCACACTCGGTCACGACATCCGGTGAGTCACTCCCACCGGCGTACTGCTGCCCGCGTCGGGCGCTGATCCCCAGCACCCTCGAAATCTCGCGAGCAGCCTCCCGTTCTCCACGCTTTCCCTTATTGCGTGATCGTCTTCCCATCCCTGGGCTCCTTTCCCGCATCAGCGTTACGCCGTTCGGTTCCATGGCGGCGCGTGCGTACCAGATTGAACCCCGGCACCGGCAGCCTCTTTCCTCGCATAGCCGCGGATCTCGTTCGACATTTCGTCGCTGTCGCTTCGTTTACGGCAGCGAACCGAGATCACCATGGGCAGGTTGTGCAGCTCCATTGAATCCTTGGGCTGCATTACTCCCACGGCGCGGCAGATCGACGACAGTTCCGCCCTGGCGATCGAAACCGCCTGGGCATTCGGATTGTCGAGATTGAGCCGAGCCCAGAGCAAACGTCCTTTGTAATCTCCTTCGAGTATTTCAAACGTCAACTGCAGGTAGTGTCCGGTGCCGGCTTTGGTCGGTTTATTTTCCGACTCAATCACCATGGCGACGTATTTGCCGCTTGGCACCGGTTCAATCGGTGTGGTCGGCTCCACGGCGGTGGCATCAAATCCTTGAAGACTAGTCATTGGCGAGTTCTCCTTCGCTCGAGTCACGGTTGGTAAAGTGGTCGGAATAAGCCTTCCAGTTGAGCGGCAACTCCTCTGGCAGATTTTGCAGTCGGTTCTTGGCCATGTGGGCCGGTCTCTCGGTGGTGCGAAGAACTCGCTCGCCGGTGCCGACCCCCTTGGCTTTCTTGCGATTGAAACCCTCCTCACTCGTCTTGGTGTAGACCTTGTAGGTGGCGAAAAAGACTTCGTCACACCACTCCTGAACGATCTGTGACGCAAGACGATGCAGCCTTGGCACGTAGCGGTCGTAAGTGTCGGTCTCGGGGTTCTCAAACCGCTCGATGCGTGCATGAGCGAGTAGGACAATGGTCATGCCACGTTCCAGACGCAGGGCATCGAGTCCGGCAAGTAGCTGTCGCCACTGGGTCAGCGCGAACGAGTAACCCTTGGCGTAACCAATGTCCTCGATCGAATCGACCTGCCGTTCCCGGCAGACATCGCCCCAGATCAGCCGCTCGAGCCAATCGACACTGTCGATCACCACGGTGGCGAAATCATGCTCTGACGAGTACAGCTCCTCGATCGCAGTCATGACGTCTCGATAACTAATGGCAAGGGGAAACCTCGCACAGTCGATCTCACCAAGACCGTCTTCGGTCTGAATGAACACGGCCCGGTCGGCCTGCGACCCGAAAGTCGATTTTCCAATGCCGTGAGTGCCGTATAGCAACACACGTCGTGGCCGGTTTTGCCGGCCGGTTGTCACTTTCTGTAGTAATTGCATCCTGCTTTCCATCTCCTTCTGTTAGATAGTCTCAATGGGTTCCATGTCGAATTCGCACGACGGGTCGACCTGCAGCAGGTAATGACCCTCATCGGCGCGAATCACGACGCGCAGATTCGGCTCCAAGTGCTTTCGCAGCTCGGTGCACGATTCGTTGAAGCGGCGGGCGGCCGCGTTGTACTCGCGCTGGGCACGCAAGTAGCTCTTGAAGGCGAGTGAGACATTGACCCGCTGGTCGATGTCGAGACGCCGACTGGAGTCGCACTCACACGCTGGGCTGGTGATGGGAGCAATCATGGGATTTTTCTCTTTCTGTTAGGGGTTTAAAACGGTTCAAATGAATCACACGTAATCGAATTGACGAATCTGCTCGTAGCCGGTTGGCCAGTGATCGTTGGCTTGGCAGCGTTTCAGCCGCTCGATTGCCTCTTGGTTTTCGTTCTGGCACTGACCCAGCACGTCCTGCCCAACCTGCCAGACACCGCAGCGATACGGCTCTTTTTTCTCAACGGCGATGATGTGGACCGGAACCAGCATCTGGGCGAATTGCGAGACGACGGCGCGGTAGAACGCCATTTGATGCATGTAGCCGAACCGTCGAGCGTCGGACTCGAACCAAGTCAAGTCGTTACACGTTTTCAGATCGACGATGCCGTTTTGGGGACTGAACCAGTCCAACCGAATCTGACAAGGCATGCCCGAGTAGTCCGCCCGCAGAACACCTTCGGCCACACCGTCATCGAGCAATCGCTCGGCGATCGGATGCAGCAGCACCGCATGACTGAGTTGTTCGACCAGCAATGCCTGGGCGTCAGTTAACACCGGTTTCCCCTGCGAGTCGGCCCAAACCTGAAACGCTTTGGTGTTCGCGCCGTACGTTTGCCCGGTCTTCGGGTTGACTGGTCCGCCCACGGCGAACTGCCGCTCGTAAGCCGCGCGCCCTTCCAGAATCAACGCATGAGCAGCTTGTCCGAGCAAGTACGCAGGACGATCAATCTCGTCGACTTCGCCGGCGACCGTGCGATGATAGAGGAGCGGACTTTCACGGAAACGAGCCAGTAAGTGGCTACTGAGATTCCTTCCCGACTGGGCATGATACTCGGCCGCAGGTTCCTGGATGAGTGAATCGACGACTTGTATGAGTGGTGATGACATGATGATTGAGCTCTCCAAACGAAGCGGGATTGGTTGTGAAATTTCTATATTCCGAGATAGTCGTGCAGGCCACACGACTCGAAATGCTCCCGTATCAGCGAGATATGGCTACGAATTTTTCCTCGCCGCATGCCGAGTTGCTGTTCGATCTCCGCCGAGCTGTAGTGCATCAGCAATCGCGCGACCTCGCGGGTCTCGTTGCTTAGCTTTTCGAGGACGGCTTCGATGTCATGTAACAACTCAACCTGCTCAGAGTCCCCGCGACGCTGACCGGCACGGGGTCGCCCATGTTTCTCGACATCGAACATGTCGACCCACTGAACCGGACCGTCACCGGTATCGATGATTTGATTTAGCGATCCCGCCTCACATTCAGGCGATCGGCGTTTTGCGGCGCGATTGCGGGCCAATTCAGCGACGCGATTGCGGACGACGGTGGTAATGAACGACTCGATCGCTCCCTCGCTTCGCCGGTATTTCAGGCACGCGAGATAGACGGAAATCCTTAACTCCTGAGTTATGTCTTCGTCGTCGGTGTCACTAAAGCCGCGGTGGCGGGTCAGCTGGCTGGCTTTCCGACGAATCAGGGAATCGGTGAACGGCAATTCCAAAACCTGTCTTGCCAGCTCAGTGGGATCCGCTGACAGCGTATCGGTTGCGCTTTGACGACTACGTTTTGGTTTAGTGAGGGTTCCTTGCGAACTCATTTCTTGACTGCACTTCCTTGGGATTCGGGAGAGGCCGAAGATTGGAAGCGGGACCGTCGTGAGTGACGCGGAGAAACAAGCGTGCGAAGTAACAATTGGCACTGAAAATTGGCGAAGTGGGACCATTGTGCAGTTCAGCTCGCCTGTTCTCGGGAGCGTCACCCACAACGGCGTCCACTTGGTGGTCGGCCGACTGTCTGGTGATCAAAATCGTGTGGGTTAGAGGGTGTTGGTTGGTCGAGTAGGCTGGTCGAATGGGCTGGTCGGCGAAATCAGTCGATTTCGCTTTCGATGCTGACTTCTTCGGGAAGCCCATTGCGAACGTCAATGCGATCGATCGTGCCGTAACGCATTTCCCTGATCACATGAAGCAGCAGCCGATGCTTATCCTTTAATGCGAAACCAGACGAGTTTGGTTTTGGTCTCACGGACTTTTCGTTCAATTTTAGGCTGCGCCGCATCTTTGGCGGTGGATTGAACGATGGTTTGCCATCGGTAACAAGCAGTCCAAACAGGCTGCCGAATCGAATCTGTTGACATACTGACAATAAACGAAGTTCAGATTCACAGAGTTCCTGCGTCGATCGGGGTGTGGTCTGTTCCAAATGCGTATCTTTCATGGCGAGTCGGAGCCTCAGTACAAACGAACAAATAATTATCTAACACGTTTTCCAAAAAAACAGCTGAATTAACGCACGAGCAGCCCGAGCTCTTCGCCGCGAATGCGCATCGTCTGCGGTGAAACACCAAACTCGGACGCTAGCGCCGAGACGGCACCCTCAAACATCAGGTTTTCCGTGGCATCCTCACCCTTGGGCTGGTATTGCCGACGAATGACCTCTTCACGAATGAGCTGCACGCGATCGGGCAATAAATCTTCGCGCTGCAGTGGTCGCGAACCGAAGCGTTGTCGCCATGCTGCACGCAGTAAATCCGCCGGTATCATCAACGCTCCAGCGAAACGATTGGCTTCATGTTCACGAACCATTTCTCGGGCCGGTTCACGGCAAGACCAGTGCATGGCGACGCCCAGTTCGTTCCGGTGCAGACACCAATGCCCGATTTCGTGAGCGAGGGTGAAACGCAAACGTGAATGCAATTGGGGTGACTCGTTGGGGTGCAGGCTTTCGTCGACCAGGATCTTGCGATACGGCACGCATAAAAACGCGAGTGATTCGACTGTCGGCAGAATGCTTCGCATGTCGACCCAGGCTGCGCTTAATCGCAAATCGCTCATCAGCCATTCCAGCGGGAAGGGAACGACCGGGGTGGCCAGACGTCGGGTGAATGTCTCCTTGAAAAACTTTTCGGCTGCATGATCAATCTGTTTGGCATGGGGTTGAGCGAGCGTTTGTGTCATGGTCAGGATTCGTTTTGCAGTTGCAGAGCGGTGGCTTGGCGGGCGAATTCAGCGATCTGGGTTTCGGTCAAACGTGCGGCGCTGCGCAGGAAGGTGACCATCGATGCTGGATGGGTCCGGATCACTTCGCACAGGTCCTCGGGTAGTCGGCCCGCGAGTGTCAAAAACTCGTCGACGTCCTGGCCAAGGATCGTTGCCATTTTCTCCACCACGTTGGCTTTGGGCGGCTTGCAGTACTCTTGTTCGATTTGGGAGACATACGTGGGTGTGACGCCGAGTCGCTTGGCGAAGTCTCGCAAGGTGATGTTGTGGGCAAGTCGTAGTTCTCGCAGTTGACATCCAAACGTGGTCGTATTCATTGGTTTCGTCCGTGGTTGGGTGGTTGGTTTCGGAGCGACCGCATCACACCTCCTTGGCTGGCCGTGATGGCGGCAGATTGGAAGCGAATCGAAGCGATCATCCTCCCTGGATTCACGATGCTTTTTCGCTCAGAGGTAGCCCAGAAAGCGTCGCAATGCCCAGGTTTGTCGGGGAACTCAGACGCTCCGGTGATTCGCAAATGACGAACACCAGAGCGACATGTATGAAGAATGCGGCGTCTCTG